TAGAATCATCGTCGGAATGTATTTCCCCCTGCCGATTAAACATGTGAAAATCGATTAAGCGAAAGGATTTACCCACTCGTTTTATAACATTTTTCGATTTCTCCATAGTTTGATTCATGATTTCGGTTTATTATCTTTTACAAAACATATTCCCGTTTTAATACATTCAATTTTATATAAAAATATAATAAGAATGTATAGTTATGAATACCTCTCTACTAATAAGCACTGCCTTATATATTACTTTAATAAGTATTATTTTATATAAAAAATCATCGAAGAACACAAAAGTAATCGTTATATTATTCAATTGCGTAATTGTGTCTCTTTTGTTTTTTCACATTTTTCAATATAAATTTGTGAATGTGGAAGGATTTAAAGCAAACTCCGAGAAATTAAATTCATTAGCAAAAAAGATGATGGTTATTATGAATTCGAAAGACGATAAGAAAACAAAAGATAATGAAATTCTAAATCAAATCGAAATTACAAAAAAATCATTAACCACAAAAGAAGAAAAGGAAGAATTTGAAAAATATCTCAATAAAGTAGATGATCCTGTTTTAGATAAAATAGAATCGGGATTGAATAATGCTCCTACGGAAAATATGATAACACTTGATCAACTGTCAAACGAAAATAAAAAAACTCTTCAACAAATATATACAAAAATGAGTACAATAGATATAGAAAATATGTTTAAACTAGACAATGATAAATTTACTCAAATGTTAAATGAAATTACAATGACAAAAAAGTAAGTTGCTTCGAAAAAAATATAAATGTTAAATTCATATTTTTATAAACATGTCGTATGAATATTCAAATCAATTAAATCTTCACGATAATATTAAACAAAAATTAAACGGGTTTTTAATCAATCGGAGAATTCCCCATTTGTTATTTCATGGATCATCGGGAACTGGGAAAAAAACACTCGTATATGATTTTGTGAATAAAATTTACGACGGAAACAAATCAAATTTGAAAACACACGTCATGTATGTAAATTGTGCTCATGGAAAAGGTATTAAATTTATACGTGATGAATTGAAATTCTTTGCAAAAACAAATATTCAAGGGAACAAAGGAATTCAATTTAAAACAATTGTTTTATTTAATGCCGATAGTTTGACAATCGATGCCCAATCTGCAATGAGACGTTGTATTGAATCATTTAGTTATAATACACGGTTTTTTATTGTAGTCGAAAACAAACACAAAATGCTAAATCCGATTTTATCTCGTTTTTGCGAAATATACGTACCCGACAACATCAATAATGAAGGGCATACTTATAATTTACATCAATATCATTTAAATAATATTTACGGAAAAAAGCAGAATAATATTGAATGGTTTAACGAAGTACTTGGAAGTGATTTAGACAAATCAAATCAAGAATATATAGAAATATCTATAAAAATATACGAGAATGGTTATTCGGCAATTGATTTAATCGAATGGATAAAACAAACATTGTCTATATCGGAAATAAATAAAAACGAAGTGGTCATGTATTTTCATAAAATAAAATCAGAATATCGTAATGAAAAAATATTGTTATTTACACTTTTAAATTTGATAAAGGAGAATCTTCGTTCGTTTTAATAGTGATATTTACATGTATCGAATATGTAAATATGGATGATTTTGTGATTTCAAATTTACACGAGGCGCGTAATGAATGGTGTAGTCGTCTTGTAAGTGTTTTTACACCACTTGTAGAACAAGGTTTGCGTTCTATATTTGATGAAGCTTGGAAAATGTGCGTAGATACAGATGAAATGAACAAATATTTAATGACATTTCAAAATTTACTTTCTAGAATTCCAAAATGGAACACTGTTATAGTGGAAGAAGAACGAAAACGGATTATTGAACGTTCTGGTTGTAATTATTTAGAAGATTTGATAACCTGTGTCCATATCATTCAGTTGAAAGTTTTAACTTGTATTCGCGTTGGAAACAAGCAAAAAAAGATTGATATAGCAATTCCCAAATTAGATCCATTTATTCATAAAGTCTATATTCATACTGCTAGAAAAGTATATTCCAACGTATATTTATTTGAAAAGAATATATCTCCATTGCAAACACAAAAAAATGCACGCGAATTAGAAATGATTATTCAAGAAGCAATTTTAACAACTATTCGTGAAAGTATTCCTACTGAGGCAATTATTCGTGCATATATGGACGAGAGTGTAGAACAAGAGGAGGAAGTATTTATTGAAAATGTCCAAGAACCACAACTAACAAAAGAAGAGGCAAAAACAGATGAAGACGTTGTAAAATTGGAGAAAGAAGAAGAGGCGGAAGTTGTTCCGGTTACACCGTCTATTAAAAACATTGATGATGAAAAGGTGGTAACAAAATTAACATTCAATGATTTAGACAGTGCAATTACAACAGACAATAGAGAAGAGACCATAGATGCACCCAAAACACTGGAGCGTTTGGAGGACATTAGCATGGCTCGTTCTATGGAACGTAAAATTGCCGAAGAAGAAGATTCGGACGATGAAGACGACCGTATTAAAATCCATACAGACACCATGGATTTAACTGGGTTTGATGTTTTGGATGAACCAAAAGAATCCAAAATAGAAAGTGCAGATATATTCTTGGAAGCCGAGGAATTGCATTAAATCGCGATTAAAAAATCGATTTCATAAGGTTGTAAATCGTATGGAATAAACGTCCAGTTTTGCGGCAAATTCAATTCATGTAAAGTATTGTTTTTCCACTGTTGAACATGGTTATGCAGGTGTTTTAATTGATTTCGATAACTTATACATTTAATAATAACAATCGAAAGTAATAATGAATTCCACATATTATATAAAATACAAACCTACATTTTATATAATTTTAAAATAACAATTCGTTGAAAAAAAAATCAAAAAATGAATATAAACATATATTTAGGAATATGGAAGAAGTATTCGTAGTTGCGACTATAATCACACTATCCTTTTGTTTATCAAAATTTATTGAAACGAAATATTTCATGGAAGAAGCAACACCATTAAAGGATATTGTACGTGATTGTTTATTGGTATTGATGTGTTCTATTACTGGGTCTTATATGTATTTTTATTTTCAAACAACCATCAGAGATTTTTTCAATGTTGTAACAGAGACAAAGGTATTAAATAATGCTTCGACACAAGTATTTACAGACAATCCGTCGTTTTAATTTGTACCAGATAAAATAAACAAATTGGAAAAGGAACTATTTTTTTTGATTGTTATGTTAAGAACATCCTTTTCTTTCTTAACTGATGGTTTTGAATATGATTGATGCTTCGATTTCGTTCGTTTTAAAGGAGGTTTCGAATATGATTGATGCTTCGATTTCGTTCGTTTTAAAGGAGGTTTCGAATAAAACACACTCGGATCAAAGTGTCTTTCAAAATGCAGCAATGTATATGTGTTAGAACTATACGCGTGTTTCATGTTGATCATTTAAATAATTTGTTATATACAATTTATTTAATAAAAATATTTCAATTTTATTTATCAATATAACTAGGCAAATTGTCAATATTCAGACTATTTTCAATAACGGTATCCGTTAAAAATTGGTTAAAAAACGGAAATTCTAATTGTTTTTCGGGTGTATGGTTATGAACAACACGTGCAATCATTTTATACAGTTTAAAGTTGGGATATCGTTCTTCCCCATTTTTTTTATATAATACATTTTTCCCATTGTCGTCTAAACACCAACGTCTAATTGTTTTTTGTAGTTCATCGAGATCCTCTTCATTTTCATCAATATCAGTAACAAAGTCGAACAAGGAACAACCTAATCTACATAAATCAAAACTATTATTTGGTTCTAATCTTGGACGATTCTCGTTCATAAATGGTTCGCAATTATATTGTGTAGTTGCATCACCGTCTTTTGCAAAACTATCACTGCAATAAATTTTACCATTGAATGTAAAGATTGCCCGACCAAAATCAATAATTTTATATATTTTGCCATACGTGGGAACTTTATAAGAATGATTGTCGTAAATATAATACAAAAACTCCTCTTCGGTATCCACATACATAATGTTATTTGTATGCAAATCGTTGTGCGTAAAATGAAACATCTTTTGATATAACAATAAGATCATAACAATTTGAAATAAGATACTGGCCCCAATTTTTTCATCAATTTCGTCTTTTGCAAACAATTCATCGAGAGTACCGTCACATTTTTCCATACATATCATTTGAATTGGGAAATTATTAATATAACCATAGAGTTCTTCCTCCGATGAACAATCTGAACTCTCATCGTCGTCTTCTTCTTCACTATCGTCTTCTTCTTCACCATTTTCTTCTTCATCGTCTTCTTCTTCACTATCGTCTTCTTCCGATGAACTGTAATTCATTTCGCTATCAGATGAACTGTCGGTTGAAGTGGATGAATTAGACATTGATTTATTATAGACTGTTTCAATATCAGAGTGATCATTATTGTTCGTTTCAAAATTTTCAGTAAGTTCATCACATTCAATTTCAATATTGCTATCGGATACATGTATTTTTGTTTTATTTCTACGTGATGATTCTATTCCTAAAAAGGGATTAAATGATAATTCGCTCCCACGATCCTCGATGTAAAACAATTTACCAATATGTTCATTAAAAAATTCGGAATTGCGTAAATATTCCACATCATCTGTTAAACAAACACGGAATTTAGACTGTACACCCATATAGGATCCATAGTAATTCATACCATGTTTATTTCCATGATGATTTAATGTAATACTTGTCAAATAATTATAAAAAGCGTCGATATAAGAAGCATTATGATATGATAGTAATTTGTTATCTACAGTTGTATCATCACTGTTTAATTTTGGCATAGTTGTTATACGTTTATCATGAATGTCATATTTGCCGATCATGTATCTATATGGATCTAATAATGGAGAAAATTTGATAAAGGATTTTTTGGAAATAGGCAACTTTTCATCTTTTTCGTAAATTGTTTCTAAATCTTGTAGGTGAAATTTATGGTTTAATGCAATTTTTGAATAATTATTTTCTTTCATATCGAAAAAATTTTTATAAAGAGGATTATATAATTGGATATCGGTTATTCGATAAGGGTTATAATTTTCGTCTGATGTTTCACTATTAATTTTATCATATTGTTTTTCTAAAAATGATAAATCAATGTCTGTTGGTTTGTAATAATTTACCTTATATTTAGACATATAAGGTTTATTAATAGAATTTTAGTGAAAAATAAACGTGTATCCGTATAATTCAAAAAAATTAAATATCATAAAACTTCTATAGCATACTAAATGACATTAGAATTAAAAAAATTTGATATGAGATGGATAACATTTAAACCTGATGAAAATAAAGGTCCGGTTATCGTCATGATCGGTCGAAGAGATACAGGTAAATCATATTTAGTACGTGATTTATTATTCCATCATCAAGATATACCGATTGGCACAGTTATTTCAGGTACAGAAGCCGGTAATGGATTTTATGCAAAACATGTTCCCAAATTATTCATACACGAAGAATATGGAACGGTTCTCATTGAAAATGTATTAAGACGCCAAAAGGCGGTTTTAAAACAAATGAACAAAGATATTGAAATGTATAAGAAAAGTACTATCGATCCAAGAACATTTGTCATTCTTGATGATTGTCTATATGACCAAACATGGACTCGAGACAAAATGATGAGATTACTCTTTATGAACGGGCGTCATTGGAAAGTTATGCTTATTATTACTATGCAATACCCTTTAGGAATACCTCCAAATTTGAGAACAAATATTGATTATGTTTTTATATTGCGAGAACCCTATATGACAAATCGTAAGCGTATTTGGGAAAATTATGCATCCATGTTTCCAACATTGGAATCATTTTCTTCTGTCATGGATCAAACAACCGAAAATTATGAATGTCTAGTGATCAATAATAATGCAAAATCGAATAAACTTTATGACCAAATTTTTTGGTATAGAGCAGAAAATCATCCAGATTTCAAATTGGGTTCGAAAGAATTTTGGGATATATCCAAGAATATGGGGTCTGACGATGAAGACGAAGCATATGATCCTTCTAAATCTAGAAAACGTAATACGGGACAACAAATTAATGTTAAAAAAACGACTAGCAAATGGTAAATAATAACAATATGCAATTTATTATTATTATTCTAATATTTAATCCTCATCTTGACCGTCCAACTCTTCTTTAATGCTGGCAGCTGAAGTAGCGTTTTTTTTCAGTAGATCTTCCTCATGCTTCTTTCTGTCATCTTCATTTGCAACTTCACGACTTTCGAAATCAACCGTTTCCTTCACACCAATAAGATCACCCTCTTCGGTAATTGTTTGTGTCAATACATTACCCGATTGTTCGGCCTTAACAATATTCTCCTCAATTGCCTTACGCTTTGTATCCTTGACACGTTTCTCGAATTCATCCTTGGCCTTGGCCTCGTTCTTAATCTTTTCTTGATGAAGTTTATTCAACTCTTCTTCCATGAACTCAACACGTCCAGTCTTGTATGCATTTGGATCCCATGGCAACCAAACACCAACTGGGGCCACAAAAATATCATGACTTGGATCCTTCTCACGTAATTTTTTACATTGCATTTCCGCTTCTTCTTGTGTTGCAAAATTACCACGATTTTTCAGACCACGTACAGATGTTTGGAACGCATGTTCTCGTGAAAATTGCTCGGTTAAACGTTCTTCGTTTTTGTCCAAAAAATTCTTATAATCATCGCTTACACCATTCTCTTTTAGGCATTGCTGTTCCTCTTTGCAAAAATCATTATAATCTGTCATCAAAGTTTCAACATTTAAATTATATTTATAAGAAATAAAGTTAATGAAATCCCCAAATTTTGTCATAGATTTAGTAAAATCCCATTGCTCGACAAAAGTATCAAATAGAAATTGTTCGCGCTTGTCTAGAATTTTTTCAGGAGACAAAAATGACATACATGTAAATTTTTGTCCCGCAATACCTGAGTCCTCTTCTAAAACATCAACATATTTTGGGTTTTCTTGTCCATCAGACATTGTTTTTCGCTCGAAAGAAATAGAATCACTCATTTAGCAATTATACTATTTATTCTCCATTATGTTTAAGTAATTTTACTTATTAATCTATAATTCATAATATTTTACTTATTAATCTATAATTCATAATATTTTTTTTTCGATCATTATAGTATATTAATATTATGGACGGAATGTTTGACTTTAGCGAACTTGTAAAACGCGCACTTAAGTATCTAATTGAGGGTTTCATGGTAGCTATTGCTGCCTATGCTATCCCTAAGCAATCTCTTAAAATGGAAGAGGTTATTGTAATTGCATTAACTGCTGCAGCAACTTTTGCTGTATTGGACGTCTTCGTCCCCACAATGGCATCTTCTGCCCGTGGTGGTGCCGGTTTCGGTATTGGCGCCAATCTGGTCGGTTTCCCCGGTGGTCTTTAAACCACTTGAATATATCTTACTATAATTGATATTTTTTTAAGTTAATTATAATAAATATAGGTCAAAAATGTCACTGCATAATAGTGATAAAATTTGTTGTCGTTATAATATATGAATATTATAATGATAGAAACTCTAGGTATAGGAATAATAATTGTTATCACTGTTTTTTTAGCAATGATGAATATTTCGGTTATGACAAAAACAAGAAAAAAACCGAGGGCATTCAATAAAAGATAAATTTTATGAGTTCGAATTATTTGTTATTATAGGGGTTTTCATCGCTCTTTTTCCACATTTTATAAATACGTTCTTTGTATTGGTTTAAACGCAAACCAGGATTCTGTTCTTTTAATATTTGAAATTGCGTTTTATAAAATTCTTTGAACCCGTCGTTTGATAGTTCATCTTCATTACTATCAAACATATTAATTGCCTCATCAATTGAATTCACATATTCATTATGATTATTATCAATGTTGGTTAATAATATATCATTATTGACAATATTTCTATTTAATAATTTGTTGTCTTTTTGTTCTTGTTTCTGCATTGACTCTTCTTTTTTCTTTCTTCGCTCTTCTTCTAATATACGCTGTTCCTCTTTTTTTCGCATTTTGTCTTCTTTGTCTTTTTGAGCTTTTGATTTTGGCATAGTGGCTAAAAGATGTAACAATTCAACGTCATCACCCTTCTTTTTTCCGGACTTTGATTTTTTACACTGTCCAAGAGATTCTTCTTCTAGAATTAATAATTCATTCATTTCTTTTGCATTTCGCATTTTTTCCTCTTGTTTTTCATTTTGTTGTTGATTTTTTAAAAGACTCCGTTTATTTGTGCCCTTTTCCCAAGAACCTTCTTCTTGTAATATTTGTTGTTGTTGATGTTTTTCAACTTCACGTTGTTCCGTCTTATCTGCTCGTTTTTGTTGTTTCGATGGCATTTAAATACTATATGAGATAGTGTTTAAATTTGTTTTTTTATATTTTCATTCATTAATATTTTTCGTTTTTTCTCTAAAATCTCTGTGTAATTATCAAATAAATCTTTGGAACTCTTTCGATCCAATATTTTGTTTAATACGTTCGTTTCCATGTTACTTAATTTCTGTAAAATATGTTTGTTGGAATTTATCATATTGTATTTTGGACTACCAATTGCATATTTTTCTTTAATCGATGGCAATTGTTGTAATTGTCTTGGAACAGGTTTGGGTATTTTGGGCATTTGACGTTTTTGCACACACTTTATTTTCTTCATATCGGTAATATAATTTAATACATCAATTGTTGTATTTGAATTATATACATCTTGTGAAACGGTAGATAAAACATAGGTCTTGGACTCGGGATCAAACGATTGTCGCAGCATTTTTGTTAATTCACATTTTCGATAAGGTATATGCGGTTTTTTATCAACCAATGCTCGAATGCATTCTTTTAATGCAAATAAACTTTGGTTTATTTCACCGTTTTCTTTATAACTGTCTCTATTTGCACATATAGATACTTTTGCCTTTTCGCAACCAGCTAAATCCATGATTTTCAAAAAATGATTATTGAATTCGATGTTGATTTGTAAATGCGAACGCGATGACGTATTATTTTCGCTAGAAATACCGGTTTGTCGATTTTCTAAAATAATATGATTCAGTTCCGCAATATCTTGTTTTGTTTTGATATCTTTTTTTTGAATATTGCACATGACAAATTTTTTATCATGATTTTCACGCTGATGAATCAGTCTTTTATTGTTTAATATATCGTAACATTTATTATTATATATTTCAACCAACGTTACACTTACAGGATAGTTTATATCTAATATGTCACGTAATATTAAACTTACAAATCCTTCCTCTTCTTTTCCTTTTATTTTATGATCACCTAAAATAGTGTGTGTTTTTCCGGAACCTGTTTGTCCATAGACATAAAAAGTAGCATTTTTATTGTATTTTAATATACTTCTCAATATTTCGATCGATATGTAATTGTATATATCCATATTTGCACATTTATCATCAAACACCTTGTCGAGTTTATAATTACAATCTACAATATAATTGTTCAAATATGCCTTTTGTTGTTTTTTTACAATTATCGTATCATTATTATTAAAAACACAGGTATCCGCGTTATTATTTGCATTAGGTTTTATTCTCGAAAATATTTTTATGTTATTCATAATATAATGTAATTTGGCGATTTTATCATTTAACAAAATTATAATTCAGAACTGTCGCTATCATGATCTGTATATCTCAGTGTTTAACGCATGTTTTACACCGATCAAATTAAACAAAAATTAATATCCTAATTCTTCAAGTACTGGTTTGAATTTAAGATACAATAAATATTTTACTTCGTTAATGGATAAAGGATCATATTTCAAAACTACATTTTCAAAAAACAAATATTGAAATCCAATAATACAACACCCGAACATCAAATAATGTACAGCATATCCTAAACGCTGGGTGCAATTTTTATCGCAATATATTTTTGTGTTTTCATGCACTAACATGTTATCTTCAATATCTGATCCTTTACGATAACGAACCACGTTTTGCATTTCAATATCATTTTCTTCTGACGTTACAGGGACAATACTTCTTTCTATTTTATTTTTTGTATATGATTTATAGTTATGTTCCACTATGTAAATAAACACACTAATTCCGGCTAATATACCCCAATATTCAATAATTTGGATAAATAATTTTTGATTTTTTTTATTCCGTTCTTCTTCTGCATCACGTCTTATATTTTCCATATATTCATCGTTTGTTTGACTCGTGTTTCCATTATTTACTGTTAATCCCGGAAAAAAACCGCCAATAGAAAACTGATTTGAAGTTGCTAAATCATACACAGTGTCAATTTCTAATAAATATCTCGAAGAACTGGGGTTTAACGAATTCATATTTTCGTATGCGATATTTTCGAGCAAATTCATATTTGTATCTACTAATTGCACCAATTCATTACCTAATTTTCCAACTACTTTTTCAAATATGGTTGTTTCCATTGGACCAATATAAGAAAAATAAAAGCAAATTTCTAATATGGCAATGCCAGAAACATGAAATAAAATATTATACATCTTTTTACAAATAGAGTAGAAAAAAATGTATTTATAAAGAATTGAATAATGTAACAAATTTACATTACACGGTGGGGAAAAATTCCCAATCTAAATCGCCACAGACCTTTTTCCATATCATATCTTGCTCTAATTGTTTTTCCCTATCTTTCATCATAGGAATATAAGGTAAATATTGCGTTTGATCAAGTAGCGTACATAATTGATATAATGTGTACGTATAATTGAAAAAGTTCGTTCGATTTGCAGGACAATGAATTGCCCATGGTTTCTGTATTTCAATGAACAAAACACATAATGTTTCATGCAATTCTTCGTTCATGATCGGCGGTTTCACACCAAATATGGAATTAATATATTGAATGTGTTCAAAATATTTATTAAGTCCCAATTTTCGCAATATTTCTCGCATTTTATCATAATTGATACATTTCATGTCTGTAATTCGTTCCTTTTTAATGCGCGCACGAATCGCATCAATAACCTCGTCCGGTATTTGCGTGGTTTCTTTGGCTTGAAATTGGGACAAAATCTCTTTAAAATGATTCAATCTTATATATGCTGTATAAGAAACTTCATTGGGTGGATCTTTGTTGTTCGGTTTTGAACTATCTATAATATAAGTAATAAATTGACCACACAAATGATTATTACAAATCATAATACCGTCCTCATCTTGCGGTACCATTTCCCCCTTCTCGCATACTGTGCAAATATCACAAGATAAAATGTAGTCTTGTGGATTTGTGAATTCATTATTCACATTTCTCCAATAATCTTGATACATTTTTTTCGATTGATTATATTTGTCAGGATCACTTCGATCAGAAGTGGTGGATTTAACCTTGAAAAAGGAATTCAATACCTTGACATTTTGATTTTGATCCCCCGAAGATATTTGTTTCTTGGACTCAAAATAATCAAAAATGAATCTTGAATTATCCAATAAATATTTCTTCTTTTCTTTTTGCATTTGTTTGATAGTGTATTTCTTTTCTGAAATTTTGTCTTGTATGTCCAAGATTTTGTCAATTTGTTCATTCGAATATTGTGTTAATTCTTCCTTTAAAATCTTGATCTCTCCCTTTAATTTAGGTATTTGCTTCGTCTCATTGTTGTAAAATTTATCTAGCATTTCGTCATGTTTTTCGTCCAATGACGTAATTTGTTTTAATTGAGCATTTTTGGATTGTTTGCTCATTCAAATTCCACTTCAATATGAAAAA